GGCATTATATTCCTAGAACGTATTCAAGTGCGCTAGTACTACTAGCAGATTTGGCATAAATTGTATTTACAGCTATTCCATCTGCTTTAAAATATAAAGCATTTCCAACAGATAACTTAAATAAATAATTAGAACCACCATCATTACTTAATAATATTGTGTTTGAACCAAGGTTTTTAAAGTAAGCAAAAACTAATGAAGTACTAGAAGTGTTTAATTGTTCTCCAGAAGTAGTTAAATCTTCAGACATATCTTCCCATTTAGCTTCGACTAATAAATTCCAATATTGACTGCTAGCGGTTAAGTCTTCCCAATTTCTAGAAACACTACTCCATTTATCATTAACTTGATTTGCTGTTATATCTATAAAACTAGAACACCCGTAAGATTTTCTTACATCAGAATCAATAACATTCTCTGTAGTAGCTCCGTAGCTCTTCGTAAACTCCTCAAATACTATACTGGTAGGTGTTACCGAATTTAAATTATAAGGTATAACCTGCGTATTGTATTGGATTCTCCTTGCTACTGCGCTCATTGTGCTACTATATATTCTATACTGCTTGTTTCAGAACTTGTTTTTACTTTAATATTTGCTGATGATACAGAGTTTAACTCTGATGAAAATACATCATTCTTAGAAATTTTTGTTTTATAATTACTACCATCAAGAGATAAAAACACATCGTTATTTGCTTTATTTTTTATCATTATATAAATAATGCTTACTCCAGCTGTATTTAAAACAGCTCCAGTTGTTGTTACTTCTTTATCTCCAGAAAAAAAACTAGAATGTTGACTATCAGCAATATCTGTAGTCATTTTACCAGACAGTCTTTTGCCTATATCACTATCATTGTAATAACGAGATTGTACGTTTACAAACTCAGTAGGATGGACCATAACTTTTGTTATAATTTTTTTATTAGGCATTAATTAGCAATCAACACTTGTAATGATTCTTTAAATTTTGCGTCAAGTCTAACATATTGGTCTTGATACCAACTATACTCTTTAGTATATCTGTCAACTTGCGCTGTATATTTTTGTATATCAGTAGAGTATTCGTTAATTGCCGTATTTACTTCAGAAGTATATCTTTGTATGTCTGCTCCAAATCTAGTGATTTCTAAACTATAATCCTGTATTGATGCCTCTAAAGTTTTAGCAGCATTTGTAATATTAACATTAGTACTTTGTCCCATTTGAGCTATAGCAGCTCCAGTACTTTCTCTCATCTTAGAAATAGAAGCACTAACGTCATTAGAAGCATTTGCTATTGATGACTGTGTTGCGTTTCCACCTGTAGCTATGCTAGCTTGAGTAGATAACCTAGCATCTTCAATTGTAGCTTGCATTGCACTTTTTGCGCTATTTACTTCTGCATTAAAAGCTTCTATATAACTTCTTATTTTTGCAACTTGGCTTGTAGCTAGTTCTGAATCTTCTTCTGTTTCAATAATGTCTGATAAAGTATCCCACCATGTAGCATAGTCTACAGAAGGATTTCCGAATGTACCTGCGGTAACATCGGTCAACTCATCTGAACTTCCTTGTAAGCTAGGCTTTGAATAAGCAGAGCCTCCACTACCAGTAGCACCTGTAGAACTTGCATCAGTTGGAGCTACAGTTATAGAATCTTGAGCAGACCCAACTCCATTCCCTACTCCTGCATTTGAAAAAGATATAGTAGGGTTGCTAGGAGTTGAAGGAACTACAATATCACTAAGTACGATTACCGGCTCAGAAGGCATAGAGTCTTTTACTCTTGCCATTAAATATTGACATGCTTTTGCGCTAGCACCTAACACAACTATATCTTCAACGCTATCAGGGAATGAATCAGGAGTATCTGTTATATCAGTTGCACTTGCAGCAACAGTAGGAAATATTACACTTTCAACTCTAAAAGCATTTGGACTTGCTCCGGGCGTTGGGAATACATAAATAGAGCTATTCTTAATAATATAGATAGGAGATTCTACGCTAGCAGAAAACATACTAGAAGAATCTTGAACTTTTCTAAAATATTTAACAGGCAATTCTCTACATTCTACGTATTCATCATTTGTCCCGCGCTCCCTTATAACGCTAACTATTCTATGATTAGCGATATTTGTAGAGTTATTCGTTATATCTCCAGATTCTTGCGTAAATCCTTTAATTTTATCGTCAGGTATTGCTCTTATAATTTCTGCTGCTGTGTCAGTAAGTGCGTCACCTAAAAAAGTATCGTCACCTACTGCCCCAACATAATCTTCTATTCTTACTTTAAATGTACTCATTAGAATATAAAATCCTGTAATGGTGGTGGTATAATGTCTGGTTTAGCTTCTCTTGAGTTTCTTGTCTCTATAAATTCTTTTTCTATTTTTTCTGCTAATCCGTAGTGTCCGCTACCCATTTGCATTTGACTATCTAAGAATAAAAAATGAGCTAACGCATAGTGAATACAAGCTGGTATAAGTTGGTCTGGTAAATCAACTCCATCTGTAATTGCGTTTTTAGGAAGAGGATTCGCGTAGTAATAAACTTTTAAAGTTGTGCCAGAATCAGGGGTTTTAGTCAAAGTTATTTTGACTCCTTTAAATGTCCATGCACCTCCGCTGCCATAAGCTACAGTATAAGCAGCCCCTTTAACTGGAATTGAAAAAGCGTTTGCACTTGTGACTGTAACCTTGTGAATAGTATCATTTATTTCACTTTTATCTCCAACCCCAGAAAGTAGACCAACAATACCTGTTATTTTTACCTTATCTCCATTTTCTAACCCATGAGAATTGCTTGTAATAACTATTGGATTAGCGCTTGTTGCTGCTGTAATAGCTGAAGAGCTAGAATCCTCTTCACTTACAAAGTATCCAATATTTGTAATTTTATTTTCATCTGTTCCCTCTGCGTATCTTCTTTCACTAACAAATGGGATTGTTTGACTGTCATTTCTGCCAACCATTGAAACTTTATAGATTCTCATGCTAGCATCTTCATTACTTAAACTATATACGTTTGTTGTGCTAGTCGAAAAAGATTGAGAATTTCTTTTCCTAACAACTCTAGAGCCAACTTCTTTAACTTTGTTGTCAAAAAAACTAGAGATTAAAGGTTCCGTAATTGGAAACCCAAGAGCAGATTTACTTAACCCAGCTTCAATCATTTCGTATGCTTCTTGATATCTCATTACGCTTTACGTCTCCTTATTCCTTTTACATGTTTTTGTGATTTAGGCGGGCTTTTTGTACTTCCACCTTTTCCTGCCCAAAAAAGTTTGTTTGACCAATAAGCAGCAGAGCATGGTCCTTTTTTAATATTTTTTCCATGCCTAGCCTTAAAGCTTTTTCTTGCCTCTGCGCTATAATTGTGACCCATTTTCTGGTCACCAAATCTAATAATCTTTATTCCACTATCACATCGTACAGCTACAACCGCTTTTTTGGTAGAATGCTTAGGGGTTCTTTTTGGTTTATTTAAACCAGATAAGCTATATTTTTTTAGTTTATTTTTTTCTTGTATAGTCATTTTAAATCTTTAAGTAATGGAGGGCAATAAATTACCCTCCATTTAACATACTTATTTAGACAAGCTTCATGATTGCATGAGTTTGTTCTTGGCGAATTTCAGCACCTGCTTCAACTAACCATTCGTCTGTTTGACCATCACTACCATCTTGAACAATATCTCTGCGAAGCTGAAAATCAGATTCGGCTAAGATACGAGCGTCAAAATTGCTAAAGTCAACAGCTACTGCGTAATCTTCGTAAGCACCGCGAAGGAAAGGATGAGGGACAAAGTTTAATGTTCCTACTGGACCCATATAACTCATCACTCTTAATCCTGCACGTTCTTCTTCGCCCATCATGGCGTTAAGACTGCTTGTAGAATTAGCTCTAACCATTGCTGTTAGTTTTAACAACCATTTATTGGATGCAAAAACTGTTTTTTCCATTGAACCATCAATAGTATCTTGGAAAATATGCTCAACAACAGCATCAAACAATGCAAGTGTTCCAGAGCTGTTATTTAACTGTAATGATGAATCAATATCAGCATTATTAGTTTGAATAACACCAGCTGTTCCACCAACACCTAAACCTGCAAAGGTTCTTTTAGGATTAGCAGAAGTAGCGTCTAGGCTAATTGCACCATTAAAAAGCATAGCGTATTCTACGTTTGCTTTAATTTGTGCTAGCTTACGCGCTTGTAGTCTTGCTAGTTCTGGTCCACCATATTGGTCAGACACTCTAGCGGTACGAGTAATCGTATAAGGTTCGCGAAAGATTTGCGTACAATTCTTTAATCTACGAACTTTTTTACGAGTCTCAGAACCAACAGCAGCACCTTCAGCGTACTCACCATTACCACCCGCTACCATGAAATAATCGGCATCAGCAAAGTTAACTTCGCCAAATCCCATTGGGTCATTTCCATAAATAGAAGTTGCTACAGCATTGTCATAAAACTGACCAGCCGTTGCAATGTAGGTTAAGGTAATAACGCCTGAAGCATCAGCAGTAATCATATCAGTACCATTAGCTACAGCTTCTACGTTATAAGCATTCAATGAAGCATGCTTGTGTGCGCTTAAGAATTGGACATGCTTGTCACTAGGACTTGCCATGTTTACATCTTTACCTATTGCAACACAAATAAAATGTGTTACAGCAGTTGTTAAAGCAGCAGAACCGCCAGCTACAGTAGCTGTATAGATTCCACCAACTTCAAATGCTTCAACCTGTGCTTGTCTGCGAAATTTAACAATAGCGTTATCGCCATTAATTCCAGCAGTTGCAGTATCATTTACGTCTGAACTTGTAATTTCAGTCTTGACACTTCTTTTAATAAAATACTCATCTTCCATCCATTCAAAAATCGGTACAGGAGTTCCAATTGTGCCTGCACGACCAGAAATAGATAGCAAAGGTGTTACAGATTCATTATAGTAATAAATCTTTGGACCTAATTCGAGTACTTGTCTTTGTGTGCCGTCAGAGAACTGTGTTGCAGTTCCGGCACCATATGTATTAGCCATAATACATACTCCTTTATTTTAGGGTTATTTTTTGCTAAATTGCAATATTCCCTTCATAAAGTCGTCTAATTCTTTATCAGCAGGTTTCTTTACAGGAGTAGGTTTGCCTTCAACTGAGGCTCCACTTTGGACCTTTTCCATTTCAAGAACCTTACTTCGACTAGCCTGTTCTTTGTCTGAAGGAGAATTTACACTTTCTTGTTTTTCGTTCAGAACCTTCCACACCTTAACCATATTAGAAGTTGTTACGTTTTCAGGACTTTTCATAAAACCATAATATGATTTTATTTCTTCTTCCGTCATACCTAAAGATTTAAGTTCAGTTACTTCAGCTTGTCTTGCTTTTACTTGACTCTCTTTTTGCCTTACTCCTTCAAATTGATTCATTGCTTTTTTAGCTCCCTGGTCAATTAGCCATTGGTCATATTCCTGTCGCCAGACTTGGGAAGAAGAGCCTTCGCTTCCTTCTTCTAGTATTTCATAATCTTCTGGTTTTTTAGGAGAGCCACCGACTTCTTGCTTCGTCGCTTCTTTTTGCAATTTTTCTACAATATCAGGATTCTTTTGCAACCAAGAATCAATAACTTCAAGCTTCTCATATTTTGAGCTTTTATCTCGAAGTTCTACTTCAGCTTTGTCTTTTGCACTTTGTATATTTTTATATGCATCAGCAAGCTTGCTTCGACCTTCTTCAGTATCTTCAAACTTATTATCAATAAGCCATTCTTTAACTTCTTCTACAGCTGCTTCTTCCTTCTGAGTTATTTCTTTTTCTGAAAGCTCAATGGTTTCTTCTGCTTTAGATTCTATTTCGTTTTCCACATTTACTTCAGTAGAGCTAGCCGGACCTTCGTTAAAAGTATTTAACATGCCCATTAAGTTATCATCCTTAGGTTCTTGTGTACTTGTCGTATTTTTAGACATTCGATGCTCCTGTGTTTTGGTTATCCTAATCCAATTTGTTCTTCAAATGGATTAGAAGCCGTTTCTTCTGAGTTAACCGCGCTTCTTAAATCAGCTAAATCAATAGCTGTTTTATCTGTCATCTCTTTCTGTTTTCTTTCCTCGTTCTTTGCTGTCGCTCTCAAGTTACTTACCGCTTGTTGAACCGGCTTTGTAGCTTCAGAGACTTCTGCTCTCATTTTCGTATGGAACAGTTCTCTTTCTCTAGTTTGCAAATCTCCAGTCATAGACTGTAATTGTTTTGACAATTGTTGATTTTGCGCTCTAAGTTTTTCAATCTCACTCATTCTACCAATCAAAGCTGCCTTATCAACATCTCCTTGTAACCCCATGATTACTTGAGTCCTATCGTAAATGCCAGCTTGTAATAATTGTATATCTTTTGCCAAATCTGCCGTTGGACTTTTTGAGCGAGTACTTCCAATAACTACACGAATATCTACTTCCGCTGTTGTAACATCATACATTCTTTCAATCGCTAGACTGTAATCGTTTATTACCGGAACATTAATTTTTAATTCTTTTTCAATCCCTAATGGATTAATAACGCGTAAAATTCTTTCCTTATCATATACATAAGGTATGTACTTTGAGATTATCCTGCCTACATGAGTAAGCATATCATATGTAGGTAATATCTTCCAGTTTTGTTTTCTAGAAGAAGATTCGTCTAATATTTTGGCTTCGCCAAAAGTTCCAACTGCTCCAGAAGGATTTCCTTGCTGAAATTTGTAAGCACCAAAAACAGTCTCTATATCTGTTTCATATCTTTGTTTTTCTATGTAAAGCTGAGAGCTTATTGCAGGTGGAGATAACTCTTTTATTTTACCTTCTCTTAAAGCTGAAGGGTTTGCTCTTATTATAGCGTTAGGGACAAACCATTTTTCAAGTTCTTCTGGGTCAATAGCTCCATCTTCATAGATTAATTTAAAACTAGCAGTACTAGTGGCGTGAGAGATAAGCAATGCCTCGGTTCTATTTAACATTCTTTGTGGGGTCTTTGCATGTCTAACATCGCCAGCCGGATAAGGGTTTCCATTATGCTCATTACAAGCAGGTACGATAGGGTAATCTTCTAATGGCAATACAATATCATATATCATAGCGTCGCCAATTACAAAACTTTCCCTAACTCTAGTAATAAATATTTTTTCTTCTTCTACTTGATTTTCTACAATATACGCTTTATATCTTTTTGTTGTTTTAAATTCGTCGTATTCTTTTTTCTTAAAACTTTTTTGCCTACCAGTAAGTTTGTCTGTAAGAAGAATCTGTTCTTCACTTACTTTAGACCACCTGATAAATTTTCTGACCTTAGCCTGCCCATCGTCATTTACGTCACTTTTTCTAATTATTTGGTCTCTATTATATTTAGAAGTAGCATAATCGTCATCTCTATAATCTTCATGTGCATTCTCTATGTCTAAAGCATGTTCAGGAAACATAATCTTCATAGATGCTTTAGTGCTTGTATCAGAAAGAATAATAGATGAAGCATCCCTAAAAAATGGGTCTGTAGAATTTGGGTCAACGTATATATTCTCTGGAGCAACTTTTTTTACTTTTATTCCACCCCTACCTTGCTCTGCTTGCCAATCTGGATACACATACATGTAGCCAATACCTTTAACTGTATAGTCTTTTACAATCCCTCTAAAGTGCCTGTCTCCATCTGAGTCATACCAAATTTTATCTAATAATTTATTATATACAAATGCAACTTCAGAATCTGTTTTTCCTGTAGGTCTAACATCCCACTCTGGACTAGAACCAGCAACATTTGATAAGACTTGCTCAACAGCAGGTCTAATTTTATTATTAGCTTCAGGAGGTTGTCCAACACTAACTAGATAATTTTTTTGCGCCCTTGTTAATTGAAGACCTAAATAAAACTCTTCATCTTCTGACATTTGAAATTTATGTTCATCCGCTGAAGATTGATAAAAAACATATTCATTACTAATGTCAGACGCAGAGACTTCATCAAGTTTGATATTTTTTAAACTTATCATACTACCACATATTAATTATTATTATACATACTATGCAAACACACTTTCTCCAGTTTCCCAATCTATACCTTTAAATGGCGTATAACCTTTATATTGAGTTCCATCTTCC